CACAGTATACTTGAAAGTGACCTCTGCTGTAAAGTAGTTGATATCCGTATCACTTGCTTCAAAATCTAAAGAAGTCAAATATACTGGAAATAAATCTCTAAATTTCACAATAGCAACATCTCTAAAGTTGCTATTTAAAATATGAAGACTTCCATCACTAAATTGATTTTTTAAATCTCTTACACCGTCATCATTCGTTATCAAATCCCTAAATTGTTGAGGTGTTTCTGAAAATCCCAAACCTGTCATCCAATTATGAATTGCCATATAGTTGACCATATTTTCGTCAACTAAAAATCTTAAGGAAAAATCTCCATAAGTAAGTTTTTCTCCAGGAATATCAACATCTTTAAGATATGATGGTTGAACTGCTGTTCCTAAACTTATATTAGGAATACTAGCAGAGTTTGAAAAAAAATCAACCTTTGGTTCTTTTGCTAATGTAAATTTAAAACCAACAGGAGATAAAAAATTTCTATTTCCTATCTGCTTATTAAATGTCATCGATATTGTTTTATTTGTATTTAGATAAAAAAAGAGACCCTTTCGGGTCTCTGTGAAAAATATGTGAACCGTGGATCACATGAGGTTTTGAACTTTGACTCTTCTGTAGTAACGGTTTTTGTTGGTTTGGAGTCTTCCCAAACTTTCAGTAGTTCCTTCTGCGAAGGGGTTAGAAACGATACCGTAACGAGTCTTGAATCCGATTTTGGGCTGGAAGGTGTTCTCTCCAACTGCACGAACCATCTGAAGAGGAACGTAAGGGCAGTAGAACAGACCTGCGTCATAAGGTGAAGAACCTTTATAACCAGCAACATAGTACTGATCAGCAGAAACGTTTGCAGAATAAGGATCGATGTAGACCTTATACTTACCAGCAAGTACACCTGCGAAGGTGTTACCGGTGTCATCAACGTTCAGGTTTGCATTGAGTGCAGGGGTGTAATCAAGTACACCAGCCATGGTCAGTGCGGAAGCAACGTCTGCGGAACACAGAATCATGTTGCCCTTTCCTCTACGAGTTCTTTGTGCGATTGCGTTCGCATCTCTCTCGATTTGGAAAATAAGACCTTTGAACTTCTCAACAGACCAACGACCGTTGGAGTCAACGTCAAGGTCGAAAGTACCGGCAGTAGCAACGTTTGCTTGAGCACCGGGTTCAGCAACCTTATAGATGGTTCTGATGACTTCTCTGTTGATTTCCGCAAGGATTTCAGTGGAGAGAATGTTGGCAAGTTCTGCCTCGGCATTCAAACCGTGGATTGCCTTGAGGTCTTGTGCCAGTTCCAAGGAATACTCTGCTTTCAGAGCTCTGGACTTAGCAGTAACGGTGACTTTCTCAATCGAGAATGCCATCTCGTTGAATGTCTGACCATCTCCAAGGCTTTCGGACATCGATGTGTCCATGCCCTGACCAACGCCATAAGCACCTTGGGTTTGAGTAGTTGGACTCAGAAGACCTGGATTGGAAGGATTACTTCCAGCAGCTTGTAAACCAGTAATTCCTAAACCAACGTTTGCTTCCTGACCAGCAACATATGGAGTAGCACTTCCGATTCCACTGTTGGAGAATCCGGTATCTGCTTCGTCGAATAGTGCTTCATTACCAGTCTGGTTGTTGAAGCGTGAACGCATTGCGAAGATCAGTCCAGTAGGACCGTTCATCGGTTGAACACCTGCCAGGTCATATGCGACCAAGTTAGGCATTGCGCGTCTGATCAATGAGATCAGAACAGGATCGAAGTTATCGATACTGGATCCGGTTGAGTTAGTAGGAGCTTCAGAAAGGAATTCCTTTTCTTCTCTGATTGTTCTTTCTTGATTCTCCAGAAGAACTGCGGTAACCATTCTCTTATGAGCATCATTGATGCCTCCGAGACCCTCATGGTTGAGGATAGGTGCCCACTTCTCCTGAAGGTATTCAGCATTGAAACCTTGCATTTGAATTTACCTTGTTAAAAATTTTAGTTTGATTTATAATTAAAAAATCACTTTTTAGAAACTCTAGTCAGAGTATCGAGATATGATTCCATTAAACCAGTAACTGGTTGTGCAATGGATTCCGAACTCTCGGAGATATTCTCTGAGTTGTCTCTTTGAGTACCAACATTTTCTGGGAAATATGAATTTCTCAGAGTCGCTAGTTTCTCACGATAGTTGTCTTCACTATCAAACTCAACATTTTCGGCAAGAGAAGCGAGTTTATCCTTCTGGGAAAGTGCTAGACCTTCGCAGACCTCGGAGAAGATTGCATCAGCAACCGACTCAGCTAATCTTTGATTAAGAGCAACATTAGATTTAATTTGCTCGTTGAGTTTATCTTCCATTTCATCTAATTTCTCTACCATTGCGGTAGTTACATCATATTTTTCTTCAGGGATTGTTACATAATGATCTTCAAAAAGACTTCTCATTCCAGTCAGGAATGATTCGGTCATTTCTGCCTTGAGACCTTGCTCAATTGCGAGTTGATTTTCAGAAATCCACTCTTCGGCAACATACTCAAGGTATGCATCAACTCTATCAGTCAGTTCTTCCTTAATAACGGAAACTTCTTCTTCGAGAGTTGTTTCGTATTGTGCTTTCAGTTCTTCTTGAACTTCGGCAACTTTTGTTTTGATAGCAGCTTCAAAAATGGTACGTGCTTTCTCTTGGAAGTCTTCGGAAAGTTCTTCACCGGCAAGCAGTGCTTCAACATCTTCTTCGATGCTGTATTCTGCTTCTGGTGCTTGCTCTTCTTCGGATACAACTTCTTCTTCAGAAGTTTCTTCTTCGGAGACTACATCTTCGGCCGATGCAGTGGTCTCTTCTTCTTCGACTACTTCACCCGCAACTTCTTCTTCTTCCTTCATACCCTTAGGCATGGGATCAGCAGGTTTAGCACCCCTATTCACAATGTCTTTGACAGTTGCGATTTTGGGTTCTGCGAGTTTAGCAGAGTTGTCGTCTACTTTATAGTTTTCTGGAGTAGGGCCACCGAGATCTTCGTAACTACCAGTTTGACCAGGGGTCGAAACACCAGAAGCATTGCTTCCGGATTTTGGCATTACCTCAGATGCAGCAGCTCCTTTAGTTACTACGTTTTCCATTTCTTGTAAATTGCTACCAACGGACATTTGATTGTATTAGATTTTTATACTAATATATTTATTTATAATTTAAAGATTTGATAAGAATTCATTGAATAAGTTCAACTTATGCTCCTCAAGAACTTTTTGGTCAACGAGAGTATTAATTCTCTTCTGAGTTCTTTCTGCGAGTTGCTCACGAAGAATTCCTCCTTCCCAAATCCACTCTTTTCCTTCCATAATTCCTGATACAAATGCATCAGGTGCAGAAGGATCGGCAACGATATCAGCAGCAGTTGCTAACATGAAATCTTCACCAACAACTTTTATACCACCACGGTCTTCTTTTAATGAACCAACACCACGAGAAGAAACTCCAAGCATCACACCTTCATCTAAAAGTGAAGATGCAATTTTACCCATAGGAGTATTGAGAATTTGTGCTTTACCTCTAAAATTACTACCCTCTTGAGTGAGTGAAGTAATCTTATGAGAAACACGGTCAAGATTTACGGTAGGTCCATCAGGATGACCAAGTTCTCCAAGAGCACGTCCCTTTTGGACGAATGCTTCATTATATCTACTTACTTCACGAGAAAGAGTCTCCATAGGATACATTCTTCCATTACGATTTTTGAGATTACCTTGCAGGAAAACTCCTTCAATATAAAGTTTCTTATTAGAACCCTTACCTTCGGTAATAATCTTTACGTTTGAAATTTCTTCTGTGATGAGTTTCATTTGTATTAACCTGTAAATCCTACTTTTGCACCTTTTACTGTTGCAGCGGATGCCCAAATCTTATCGGCACCATCTTTTTCGAAAAATTCGACACGATTATCTGGAAGAGTTACAGTAGCAGTGCTTGCATAACCAGTTGCCGTGCTTTTTGCAATACTAACTGTAGCATCAGATCCAGAAAGATTAATAACTCTAACAACAGTTGCATTACCTAAAGTGGAGGTAACTGCTAAACCAGTTTCTGTGCCAATTAATAAGGTTCTTGCCATTACTCTTCCCCTTCGGAATTATCTTGCTGGTCATCAAACATGGATGCGCCAACTGTTGGACGAATAGTATTAATACGTTCTGCCGCTTTTGCATATAAAACGTCTTTAATTCTGTCACTAATATCGGATGCCGACGAGTCGGATCCAACTAAATTTACAATTTCTTCCATGAAAATTTAATATATGTATATTTTATATTTATATCTCGGCAGCTTTACCGTCTACTTCAGTCATTCCACCATCAATTTCTGGTTCCATCGGAACATCACCCATCATTCCTTGCTCACCTTCTTGTGGTAATGGTTCTCCAGTTATTGGATCAACTGCACTCGGATCGGGAATGATACCATCTTTGATTTCTTGTTCAATCTGTTCATCCATTTCGATCATTTCTCCATCAGTCTGACGAAGAACTTTAGTACGAACCCACTTCTGAGAATAATATTTGCCAATATATGGTTCAATAGTTGCAAGAACACCAAGTCTCTCATTCAACATTTCTGTTTCTTTGAGTTCTGCAAACTGATTATCATACAAGAAATCATATTGAATATGATCACTAATTCTATCCCAGTCTTCTACTGAAACAATGTTCTTAAGAATGAGTTGTGTCTTCAACATATCATTGAACATTTGAGCAAATCTCTTTCTCAAACGACCAACAAACTTAGCAAACTTGAGTTCATCTCTCAAAATTTCGGAAGAACGACCAAGATTAAATCCACCATCGGCAGCAATTCTTGATTCCGGAACTCCAAGTGCTCTATAAAGTTTCTTTTGGAAATACTCAATA